GTTCAATTGTGTCTTGTACATCTTGTGTCATTACATCGTTATCCATAATATACCTCTTTCCTATAATTCAATAGTTTCAATACCATATTCTTTGCAAGCCAAATGTTCCATCTTGCAACCTCTTGCGTTTTCCCAACCTTTACCAAATAACGCTACATCAGCTTTACTTAACACTTCTAAGGATTTTCCTAAAAAAGCTAATGCGTTGCCGTTGAAATTAGCAAAATACGAATCTAAAACCTCAATTTCTTCTCCATACTTGGCTTTTGCCTTTTCAATTAACTCTCTTCGTTCGGTTAAAATCTCTTCTTGTGTTCTGTCTTTCATAGGTTGAGATATAAATAACTTTTTCATAACTACTCCTTTACACTTGTTTTTCTTCCACATACGCTACAAACAACCACATCATCTGTAGTTTGTGGTTCATTGCCTATTACCTTGTACAGTTCGTTACCACATTCACAATGTCTGTATCCCTCTACATTCGTATGTTTTAGATACTCACTACATCGAGGATTTCTGCAAAACTCCGTTTGTTCGTCAAGTACAGACATTTCACATTCGCATCTTCTACATAGCATATTCTCCCCCCTCTTGCGGTTCAATCGGTTCTTGCGGTTCTTCCGGTTGTTTCTGTTGCAATTCCTTGATTCTATCAATAATCTTTTGTTTGTTCTTGACATAGCCATCAGGCACCATCTCAAGGTAGGTTAATGCGTCAGGGATAATATTTTGTGTCATTAGGTTGTCTAATGTTTGTACTTGCGTCAATTCATCCCAGTAACTTGCCGCACCTACTTCCACAGTCAAAGACATATTCAAATCCTTAAACTGTGAGAAATCAAAAAAGCTAAACTCTTGATAGTCCCCTTCTTCAATTTTGATTCTTCGTTCGCCATAGTATTCAGCGACAAACTCAATCAAAATCCTTACACAATCCTCTACAAACTGGTAATAGTCCATTTTTTGCAACTCCAATGGTTGAGAGGCGGACTTTTGAACCGCTATAATCGCCGAGGTGTTATCAGGTCTTACATTTCCCAAAGCGGCGTCATAGATTCCTAATGCGTCCTTTGTCTTTTCTGTGGTCTTATCTGCCAACTGTGTTACTTGTGCCGACAGTTCTGGAGCTCTCCATCCCGAATAAACAGCTTGGTTAGGGTCTCCTTGTACCGCTATTGCTTGTCCTATTTTGTTGCTAAAATACGGAATCTTTGTTTCGTCATAGAATATTTTAGGGAAAGCATTTTGTTTTTGGTAAAGCATTGCCATAGCATAGATTTTGTTGATAAAAATCTGATTCGGTATCTTTCCAACCACAGGACTTACGCCGTGCATTGATTTTTTTTGTTTTTCCCACACCATCCGAGCAATAGGGTAGATAGATATCCCTAAATCTATTTCGCCTTGAATAATGTGGTTTTTTGTTGTTTTAATGCACTTAACACTCTTTTTAGTCTTTGTCTGTAATACTCCCGTTTGCTCATCTACAACCTCTTCTGTTTTGGTTTCAATGTAAAACTTTGTGAGTACAGTGCAATATTTTGCTACAGTAGAGGCTAATGTATCAGCTTCCGACATTTCCCCATCGTCAGGTTCGATGTTCTCAAAGTCGGCAAAGCCGTTGTTCTTTGCTTCTTCCTTGACTTCTTCCAATAATCGCCTTGATGACACTATGATATAAGGCTGTTCACTGATATTGTGCTTTGTAACATCCGCAAAGTGCAAATCCACATTATCCACAATCTCACACATAATCACGCCTTGCTTGCCGTTTTTACCGATAGCGTTAGGGTCAAAATAAAAATACATCGCACAATCCCCGGCAATCGCACAGTCTTTTAAAAACTCTCTTGATAGTGCTTTATACTTGTTCATTTCCATAGCATTTTCAAGGACTTTAGACAATATATTCTGATAAAATTGGCTTTCGTCTCCCTCTACATCGTCCATCAGTTCAAGAGATACTCCTATGTCATCTGATACAAGCATTGACACATAATAATTAACGGCAGGTTTCAAGACATTAAATACAGGTTTATCTAAATCCGGTGCATTCAAACCTTCCCAGTGTTTATCATGGTAAAAGTCTGTAGCTTTTTTTACATTGTCGTAAAGGTCTATAGATTGCTTGTACTCAATATTTTTTTTGTACTCTTGCCATATACTCTCTGCCGTCTTTTTAATCTCCATCTGATCCACCACCTTTCAGCTGGTAATTGAGCAATTCGTCCAACTGCTCCAGCTTTTTTCTTTCTTTCCTTGTCAGCACATCATCAACATTTTTTTTATCGTTTGATTCAAGGAAATCGTTTTCTTTTCTTGTTTTCCCGTTAAGTAATGTAATTACATTGTTTGATAACAAAACACCTAAAAAGAACCAAAATACTGCGAAATTAACTACTATCATTCCTGATAGCACCTTATCCATCTTTTCACCTCCTTACATGCCATAAGTAATAAAGTCTTGTGTTTCATCTTCGTATGTCCTGTACTCTTCTTCCCTCTTCTGTTCTGCGGGTAAAGTATAGCTCATACAAAAATATCTCAAAGCGTCTGGAGCGTGGGTAAGTTCGTGCGGTTCTTTTGCCACATCCGACGGATTTTTTTTATCTCTTATCAATGCGGGTAAACACCTAATCAAATTAACGCAAGTATCAAATATTTTTAATCTGCTCGAAAGCGTTCCAAACTCATCAATACAAGGTTTTAGATACTCTTTTACCGCAAGCCATCCCGCAACTCTATCATTCTTTGCAATTACAAGAGGGACACCGTTTTCCGCAAATATGTCTCTTGCACTCTTTCCTGTGTCCTGTCGGCGATTCCAAAGGTCAGGCGGTGCAAAAGTACAAAAGATATCCTCATCTGTCATCTCCAGTATCTTTTTTGCCGCCTCTGATATGATAAGGTCAGACTGATACAACTCTTTATAGACATATGGTCTACTCTGTTCATCCACTGCTACCCAGTAGCACGCCAGCATATCCAGTCCATAGTCCAGCACTCTATAGCGTCGCCAATAATCAGGTAAGGAAAACGGTTTCATAACGTGGATACTCTTGTCAAATTCATCAAAATACTGTCCTTCAAAGATGTTCCAATCACCTAATAACAATGCTTTTTTCTCTGCCTCAGGGAGTGATTCAAGACGTTTGAGATAGTCAGGGTCGCTATCCATCAAAAACCTGTTATCTTGCACCTTTGAGGGGATAAATAACCTTGTACGTCCTGTCTCATCTGTGTAGATGTCCTCAGGTGCTATCGTGTCAATAAATCTCTTCTTTACCCACGCATGACCTACCCCACCAGGGTTTGTACTGCTCTTTACTTGCTTAGGATAGTTATTTGCTCCTCTTAGTCTTGATAACATATAAATATATTGATACTCTGTAAAGTGTGTCAATTCATCAAAGCGTATACAGTCATACTCTGCGGATTGGTACTGAGTAACATCACTCTCACTCTCACAGTATCCAAACTCTATAGCGGAACCGTTGAGAAACTGCCATTTCTTGGTGGTTTCTTTGTACTGTGCTATGTCCTTTGGAAAAAGCTCCTGTGATGTCAAGATGAGAGACCTTTTTAACTCAGGAAATGTCCGTCTTAGTATAAGCTGCTTACTTTTTGGATATTTTAGAGCAAAGAGTAAAGCGTCTACTATCTGTCCGTAAGACTTGCCACCACCAGCTGCACCACCAAATAAAGTCTCATCAGCAGAGGATTGGATAAAGGATTGTTGTTTTTTCGTTATTTGTAAATCTATTATCATCACTCCTCTACATAAAAAAAGACTGTAGAAGTACAGTCATTGTTAAATCATTGTCAATTATTACCATTCTTTTTGTCTTACTCCTGTGAGAGATTGAGACTAACTAAAAATATAAATCTTTTTCTATCACACTGATTTCAATCTTTTCATATCATTTCATCAGATTGTTAAAACTTTATCATTATCTCTACTCTATTACCTTGATATTGACATCAAAAGGCTTTTCCTGTGCCACTTCAACTTGTTGTTTTTGTCTCCATTCCGATGGTTTGCGGTTGCATAGCCAGAATATTTGAGCCGTGTTGGATGGTGGGATAATCTTTGTAACACGCTTGATTTCAACCTGTTTGCCCGTTTCTCTGTCAATCTCATAAATAACCTCATCATACTCAAACCCTGTTGCTGACTTGTATAGAGCATTCTCAACCTCATAATCTGCTACAGCCTTGCCTCTTTTTATTGCCTCGGATATGTCTTGAAACTGTTGATAATACTCATATAGAGTACTTGGATGTATCCCCATATTATGAGCAATCTGCACGTCTGACAATCCAAGTCTTGCCCACGCCTCCAGCTGAATTAGCCCCTCTTCCGTGAGCCACTGATCTGACTTTCTTTTTGCCATCTTACATCACCCCTTTTTTTTGCATAAAAAAAGAGCAATCAAAAGATTACTCTTGTACTCTTGTATTTATACCATACTATTAACTATAAAACACTATACATATTAGGAAAATCGTTTTCCTTGTATAAATTC